CTCCTAACTGACCGGTAGCCTCAACGCCCGTGACGGAGATAACTTGGTCGGTGACGACAAATACGGTGCCGGTCTGGCCCGTGGCCTCAACGCCTGTGACGGGGACATTTGCCGCCGCAAAGACAAGAACCGTACCGGTCTGGCCTGTAGCCTCAACCCCCGTAACTACGGCAATCGCAGACGCGGCAACGACTACCGAACCGACAGCACCTGTCGCGGTAACATCAGAATGCCCCTCGCCCCAACCTTGTTCGCCCCAGCCTACGCCAGAAGCGTTCCAACCGTCGAAGGCGACTATGACGCCTGCCACGGCCCTTTGCCTAACTTAATTAGGCGATACGAAGGATCGCGGTCGTCGAAGTCGCAGCCGGGAACTGAATGGTGAAGTTACCTGCCGTCGAGGTCTTATCGCCACCAAACGCCAGAACTGCCACAGCCTTGTTGCCTTGGGTCTCGTTGTAGATCAACGCACCGTTGGAAGTCAGCGTGGCGCTGTCCCAAGTGATGTCGTCGAAGTCGAGCCAAGCAGTCGTGCTCGTAAAAGTCGGAGCCTGCGAGATCGTCAGCGTCTTGCCACCCGCCACGTAGTTTGTACCGGATGAAGACACTTCGTTTGAAGTGGTATACGCCGTAGTTGAAGCACCGAGCGTAGCGGAGGACGTATATAGCGCAATCTTGAAGACATCCGCAGCCGTCGAAGCCCGAATCACGCCGGTTCCGAAGTTGTGGATACCGTCCAGAATCTCGACCTTGAACGATGTCACCATTGCCTGAGAAATAGCCATCTCAATCTCCTAGATGCTTTGCAGCATCACTGAATCCGTTTTCAATAAGGATACGACGCGCATTCATCCGTTCAGACTCTTGCGCTTCTTGCAGGTACTTCACAAGTACCCGGTTTAGTTCTTTCTCCGTTTGTACACGGAGAATGCGGGTGGTAGCCCGTTCAGCAATTTCTTCCGGAGTGTAACCCCGATTGCTCGTGGTCTGGACAAATACCTGACCAAGTTCCATATCGCCTGCAAAACTCATGTGACCTGCACTCTAACTTGTCCAGAACGGTACGCATCCTGACGATCCAGACCATCACCAAGGCGCTTCAGTTGAGCAACGGCTTCCTGATATTTCTGGTCGTAATACTGCATCATGTCCTGCTCACCCTTGAGATAGGTATATGCCTCCCTGAGCGAGCCATACAGCAATACCGTCTCAAAGTTATCACCAAGCCACGAAGTCGAATTCGTGACGATGGAGGGCGGGTAGTAGTAATAGTGCAGTTCAGCCGTGTACGCGAGGTCGGGGGTCGGCCCGAGGATCATGCTACTGTTGTTCCAAATCGCGTAATACTGCGGCTTGCCATAACTATTTGGCGGCGGGTACGAAGCACGGATGAAGTTCACATCCTTGTTCAATAGGTACTCGTATTCACCCGTGGTCGGGTCGATCACTGCAAGCGAGAACGTCGAGAGCCAGTCAGACGGCAACGAGAAATACTGGAAGTTAATCGTCATCGTGCCGGTGACGTTCTTACGAATGGCAGGAATCTGAACGGAGTTATAAATCCTCTCTTCGGCCAACTGCACGAACGTAGGGATATTCGCTACGAAAGACTGTTCAGTGCTTTCGCAGTAATCCTGAATCAACGTTGAGAGTTGACTATAGTTCACGACCAGCCAGCCCGTACCTTGCCGTTATACTGCAGGTTAATCTGCGAAACGAACTTCGTGCCCTTGGTGGCAGCGCCAGCACCCTTCATCTTCATGTGGGTGACGCCCTTGTTGACATCCTTTTCAGGATAGCCATTCTCACCAGTCGAGTCAGTGTTCGGCTTGATCTTGCCGGGATTCAATTCTTTCATGGCACTTACCTCGGACCTGAAGAGCCGCGCATCGGCTTACGCTGGTTCATGACTTTCGCCATGCCGCGACCGTACTTCTTCATGTCGCTGTTGGTCTTGCCACCAGCACGAAGTTTGACCCGCCCCGGACCATGCGCTTTATCCGCCGGGAGTTCCGCGTGTCGTTCAAGTTTGCTCTTCGCCATATCAGTCTCCTAGGTCGTAACGACCGTCACCGTTCCTACTTCACCGAACGGCGCTAAATCATTAGGCGTCAGTCCGGCATCATCCGCTCTGGCCCCGCCCACGGGTGCCCAGCCCCATTGTATCTGACGACTGCCATTGGCACCGTCATTACCGACCGCAAAGTAACTCGTGTCCGGTCTTGGGTTCCGTAGAGCCTGTGGGTCGTCCACAGGATACAGGCCAAGAGACAACTGCGGCTGGTCGGGATTCCAGCACTCTGGACACGCCAGTATATTCACATTCTTGGTCTTAATAACCAAGGTCTTCAACTGCCTCAACTTGTACTGAAAGCCACACACATCGCACATAGCGATGGCATTTTTTCCAGATGCAAAACGATTAGGCATTGAGCCTTACCTTAGCAGCAGTTTTCATACTGGCTCGTATAGCTTTCAACCCCTCCTTCACATCCATACGTTTTTGCCAAACGTGATCAGGTATTGGGTTTCCTTTGTTTCCGTATTTCTTACCCCGGCTATCAAACATTGGATACGTCAGGGCAAGTTCAATCTGTTCTTTTTTAACAACTGAATACGGCGCAATCTTTTGCAAAAATTCAATAGCGTTTTGATTTCTGACTGACCAAGTGTATTGCACCGCCCATCGACGAGTATCAGCAGTACGGTTGTCTGAAACCTTGATTGTCCCGCCAAGCTTTGACTGAACAAGTTCTAAACACGGCAAGCTAGTCTGCGTTAGTGTCGCGTGAAGCGAGGTTCTCCACCCACGGTTGGACTCAGGTGATTTGGAATACTCTACGATGACGGAGCCTTCTCCATCAAAAAATCCCGCCACCCACGCCAGAAAAAGTTCATCCGACATTAGTAGCCACCCAAGAAGCTCTCACGTGGGACAAACCGCACAGCCGCCTTTTCCCGGTCTTCACCAGCCGCCAAATCCCAAGCCTCGTCGTATTGAGCCTTCAGAATCTGCGTACGCGCTTCTGCACCGGGAATCTTCATCGACAACATATAGGCCAGACCCGCCACCATGCAGGGCAAGAACCGGAACGGGATATCCTGTCCGTTCACGCCCGTACCGGGGTCAAACATCCGACGAAGGCGGGTGTAGTACAGAATCCAAGTCGTGCTGTTATCGGGCTTCGGCCATACCGTAAACTGCGGATAGACCACCGTACCGTCAGCAGCCGTCGCACCCGTACGCCGATTGATCCAAATCTGAATCGGGCGACCCGTCGCGTTCTTGTTCGGGATAGAAACGTAGGTACTGGACGAAATGCGCGAAATGTTGATGTCCTGCTGGTTCGTACCAGACCCAGTTCGGATCACGTGATCCAACAGGTCCACCGTATCTACCGGCAGGTCATACGTACCGACGTTGTAGGTCAGCGTCTTGGTGCCTTCCTCTAACGTCCAGAGGTTGATACCCCGGTTTGACCAGTCCATCAGAAGTAGGGCAAGACTACGCTTCGACGTACGGAAGTCGTACCCCGTACGCAGTTCAGCACCGCAACGCTCAAACGCTTCTTCAATGATCGTATTGAGGTCGAGGTTGAAGTCTGTCGTAGCTGTAGTCTTGTCTACCATTACTTCCTCGCTGTCACTACGTCGTCACCCTTGGTGACAGTGACATGATCGCCCTCAACGTCCACTCGCATCGGCATCTCTTTTCGATCCAGCCGGTCAAGTTTGGCAATGAGGTCTTTGATGACATCAAACTCAGGCTTAGCTTCCTTCTCCGTCGCACCGGCAATATTTGCCAGCATAGAGATCAGGGCGGTCAACGACGCACCCAGCAAGCCCATGACAGCAGCGATTTTCTCATTGTCCAACTGAAGGCTAGAGACGACCCCAATCACCACGATAAACGTGATGTAGAAAAGGCCGTATTTGCCGATAGATTTACCAGCAACATCCTTCGCAGACGACTCACCTTCAATCCGCTTGGCCTCTGCCATAGCGTCAAGACGAGCCTTAAGAAAATCTCCAAGCGTCATCTTACTTACCTAGTTTCCTAAGCGTTTGCGCCAAGCGAGCGCGTTGGCCCATCTTACCGGGCTTCTTTGCCGCAGCAGCGAGTTTCTTGGCCGGGATTTTCTCGCCAGCCTTAACGCCCATAGCCGAACGCAGAGCGCCCGGCTTCTTGATAGCGTCCTTGATCCAACCGCCTTTCTTAAACACACCACGCCCTTTGAGGACATCGGCACGAGTTACTTTGCCATCGTTGTTCAAATCTGGAAATTCTTTAGCCACGTTTATTTACCCCTTTGGCGGTAGGACCGCGTTTTTTGAGATATACCCTTGGGTTGCGCGACAAACTGCTTGCCTTGGGCTTTGCCTTTTCGCTTGGCTGCGGTGGTACGGGCGTACTCAGCAGGGCTGAGAGCTTTGATCGCAGCCTCTGGTAGATATCTTTCACCCGTGTCAGAAGATCGTTTACCACTCTTCGTCCTCCACTTCTGGGCAGTCCATGCTTTTAGAGATTGCTGCGATTGTTTAAGCGTCATCGCCGTAATTCCCAAAAGCTTCTAAATACTCAAGCGCGTTTTTCAACACCACCGGACTATCCCTAAACATACCAAGAGCACGATTGCACTGCTTGCACAAAACACCCCTAAACTCACCGGTTTCGTGGTTGTGGTCTATCGCGCTGTCAATCAACTCAATTTCAACTTTACATATAGCACAGCATTCTTCTTGCCGTTCATACGTTTCAATTAGCTGCTCTGGAGTAATACCCCTACGAGCGCATCTTTTAGCAAGAGTCCAACTGTCTTTGTTACGATACTCCCTAACACGATCAGGATTATCCACGGTCCATTTGCGGTGCTCTTTATACAAACAAGTATTGCATCTACTTTTAAGCAAATGTCTCATGCTCCCACCGCGAGAACGGAAGGCTTTTAGAGGTTTCAATTCCCCGCACATTGTGCAGGTTTTAGTCTCTGTATCCACCGCCAGCGGCCTTATATCGTTTCGCAAGTAATTGACTTTTTCTCGCGCTCCACTGCCCTGCCGCAGTACCCTGTGTTGCTGAAGCCTTGATCGACTCGAACAACTTTTTACGCATACCGGGCTTGGTGTAGTTACCGGCTTGGTTGACCTTGCTCTCGCCGCCTTCCTTAAAGGTGCGGATGGGCTTGCCCGTCCCGATCACAGGCTTTTTATCCCCCCGTCGTTTGGCGCGGGGAATCTTCTTTGGATTGATTGCACCCATGCCACGCGAAGCCATCATACAAACCGGCCTCGGGTTTTACCTTTCTTAGCGATGCCGTCAGCACGCCGCGAAGCTGACGATTTCACTGAACCGCCACGCTTGAATTTAAGTCCTTCTGGCAGTTCGTCTGCATACGCCGCACGACGATCAGAACCTTCCGAACTAGCACGATACCGCTCGTCATAACGAGGAATGCCACGACGGGACATACCCTGCCGAGCCGCCTCACCAGCCTTATCCGCAGCACGTTCAGCAGCGTTAGCCCGAGCCGTTTGCATACGACGAAGCATCTGCTTGGCACGGAGTCCTAATTTGGCCCCCGCCGCTGCGCCACCCA